GAAGCCATTTTCACATGCGACCTCAATATCAAGCGATGTAATTTTAAGAGTCTTAATATCGTAGTCGACTTCGCCTTGGAACTCTTGCGAAATATATTGATATAAAAACCTATCATAACCATGTACCTCAAAGTTCTCTACGTCCTTATACTTGTCCTTAAAGTCACGTGCGTCACCCACAGTGTCAAACTGTATGGGTTTAGCATACCTACCATCTAGTGTCTTCCAGTTGGTTGGTTTGTTACTTACAACATGTAACGTAGGAGAGAATCTAAACTTACGTTGTATACGTTGTCCATTCTCATATCCTATGTAGAGTAAATTGTTACCTATTAAATTTACACTTGTGTAGAATGAGTTCACTTAGTCACCATCTTATACTTCTTAAGGATCTCCTCCTTTGGTTCTAAGATTGTAGCAATAGTATCAGAATAAATCAATACATCTTCATCATCTGTATGTAATGGCCAAGGTTCCAGAGTGCCATCATCTTTGATGCGATATGGTTGTACCAGATGAGCAGCGGGTTCCTCATCTAAAGTTTCAATCTGTGTAATCAGGTAGACACCTGACTTTAGTAGGAGGAGTTGCGTTTCCATATTGTTTCTAATTTATTTAAGTCGTTCTCTTGTCTGTAGTATTTGTAGACAGGAACGATGTCAAGACCACTATCATATACGTTACCAATATACATCCATGGACGATATTCGTCAACCCTTATCTTAAAGTAATCAGGACCGTTGAACATAAGATGATCGAAGGTCTGAGTTCTAGCTACGAATAGTGGGAAGGGTTGAGGGATATGATTGTAGTATAGTGGGTTGTCTATGGGTTGATCAAATGCTACGATACCAAACTCATCATTGATCTTAGCAGGATATTCTACTACGACCTTGTTGAGAACAACAGGTGCTTCTATTGTGATACGTTTACTACCGTGAAATTTATGATCTGTTTTATATGAGAAGACTACGTTGTCGTATATATCATACAGGTTTAGTTTCCTCATCCTCGTTCATAATTTTTTGTGCTTCTTTAAACATGTCATCTAGATCTTGCTCTTCATAACTGAGATTAAATCTCTCTTCATGTTTCTTGAAGTTCTCATTGTATCTCTCCTCATCTATAGCAGAGATATACTGAGTCATCAATGCGTCAAGTGGATTATATACTGTGACTACGTGACTGCCTGGTAAATAAAAATCTTTATCTTTACTTAGAGGTGCCCATGGAAACCACTCTAACTGATACCCCTGACCCTGTGACTGGTCAACGATATCTAAACGGAATGGTTTATGTAAATGATAACCTAATGGCTTTTCTGTTTCTGGTTCTACTATTTCTTTTACTGTAGATATAATCTCTTCGCCATGTCTCAATAATAATAGTTTGATCATACAACCTCAGTAGGTGTTACAGGAGTGCCTTGATCTCCAGTCTTTGCTCTCACGTTAGAGAGATATGTCTGTAGGATACTAGGTGATGGTTCCATTACTGATATCACATAGTCAGGTGTGATAGCGATCTTCTGATCAATAGTAAATGGATTCCATGGTGTGTATCTGATCTTAACTTCTTGATCTTCAAACGTTTCCATATTTACAGGTGTCTCAGGATCTTCAGTAATCCTTACCTTATATGGTATGGTCATGATGTATGCCTGTCTCTTGCCAGTCTCTTTATCAACTGCCTCCTGTAGATCACAGATGATATTGTCTCCATCACGTGTGAATACTAATTTAATTCTTTCTTCTGCTATCATGGCAAATTAATGTATGCATATATTATAAAAGGGGAACTGACTTTTGTCAATCCCCCTTATGTATGTTAGATGTAATCCTTCCGTGCGTGGTGTTCTGGTACTACTTTATTCAGTGATACTGTAAGTAGTCCATCCTCGAATGTGACATCACCTATCTCAGTGTCGTCAGCGAGTGACCATTGTCTTGAGAAGGAACGAGCTGCTATACCTTTGTGAGCATAGCTACCTGTTTCTGTTTTCTCTTCTTTCTCTGCTTCTACAGTTAGTTTACCATACTCTGTGTAAACTTTAACTTCTTTCTTTTTGAATCCTGCTAGTGCTATCTCTAATCTGGATAGTACATTTGATTCGTGGATTAAGTTATAGGGTGGATAGTTTGATGGTGTTGCGTTCCAGAATGAGTCAAAGTACTCATCCATTCCTATACTGTTCTTAGAAATTTTATCAAATAGTGTTGGTAAATCGGCAGCACTATATCTTTGAATGTTCATGGTGACCTCCTTAAGCGTCGTTAGTTTGTGTACCCGAAGCGTACACTACTAATTATAACACTTATCTAAAATTAGGAGGGTGGGTATCCGAACACTGGGAAGGTGTGGGAGATCTGCCCCATCTTCTCCTTGTATCTACTGATGTATGGTTCTTGTAGGTATGGCATGTATGGTTTACCTGTTACCTTATACTGTAGGTAGCTATAGTCAAACTGATACCTATAACATAGTCTATTTGTAGTGTCACCTAGCCTCCTGTGTTGGACGATACTGTTATCAAATATCAGCAGGTCATCGTCATTCTCCCACCAGTAGTCATAATAATATTGTGTGAGTTTAAATTTTATCTCTTCTAATAATCTTACTGACTCCTCTATAGGATAGTCTTTGATACGTGTGGTTGTATTGTATGGGAAGTGTAGTCCCTTGATCCCCGCAGGAGATTGTATCACCAGAGGTATCTCAGTCTCTGGTTCTGGGCACATGTTTTTATATACTACGTTGTTCTCATCATTGACATTGATCTTACCCTCCTGAAAGTTATGGATCAGTACCATCTCATCTAGTTCACTACGCATACTCTCACTAAGGCTATAGTAGTAGGGCGATGTCACCATAAAACCAGTAGCACTCTTAGTCATACCATGATCCCCAAGCAATGCTACGCCAGGTGTGAAAGCTAAGTCACCACTCTCATTACTATGCCATAGTAAATCACCACTACCAAACAACCCATTCTTTTCTGCGACTCTGACTATGTGTCCTGTCTTTGCGTGTCCACCTATCCTCGCATACTCTTCCTTTACTTCTGGTTCTACTTCTCTAGCAGCATAGTTCTGCCTACACTTACCCCACATCTTCATGACATGGTGAAAGTGGTTGACATTAAGACCTGTCTTGCGGATAACCATGACAAGTTTTTCCATTTGTAACTTGCCAAGTGACATCCACTTGTCACGAGACAGATCATTAAAGTCTAGATCATCAATAAAGACACCATACCCCTCAAGGTTAGGTATGTTGTTTAGTCTCACTTAACCAACTGCCTCTCTATTCCATCTCCACACTCTTTACCATAGAGTTGAGGTAGGAATCCTAACCAGATCCAAGGATCTACTTTTTTCTTAAGTAACTTATTTCTTTTCTCGACATACTCGTCAATTAAGTCATCAAGTTGAACCATTTTTTCATAGGCATGCTCACGTTGTTTTCTAAGTTCCTCTTCAGTCTCAGCACCCTTGGTGTACCCTAGAAATTCTGTTGACTCAAGTTCATCTTCTGGTGTGTCCTTTATTTTTCTCATGTGCTGTAAGAAAGCATCTGTTAAGTAATCATCCTCCTTGGTACACATGACGATTGGATTTGTAATCTTTGAACCGTTGTATTCTAGATCCATTTCCAAAATGTCAGCAGCTTCTTTTCTTGCTTGTGAACCTGTACGGATATGTCTGATGTTTGTTACCTCAGATTCTACTAAGATTCTTGATGCTATCTTGTTAACTTCTTTTGATTTGAACTGGTGCTCAGATCTGTTTATCCAGTCTATGATCTCATCAAGATCATCAATGTGGTTTCTCTCTGCCCACCTGACACCACAGTTAATGAAGTCTCTCATCGTAGCTTCATCAGATTGGGAGTGGTTGTTGGCACTTAACTGAACGTGCTCTTTAACTTCATCAAAGTCATATCCTTCCTTGAGTCTGTACACCCAAGTAGGTGCAGATGTCTCACCCATGTCATCGAGTTCTATCCACCTGTTGAATCCATCCCAGAGATAGTATTTTCCTCTCCAGTACACAACTATAAGAGGTCTTTGTGTTGGATCCCAACCTTGTCTTAGATCTTTTCGTTTTGTTTTCGTACCTCCAGAACGTGCCTCATTTTTTTCTTCGTCCACGTCAACATCATTCTCGATGAAATCAAAGATAAAGAACTCACCTTCGTGTAGTCCCCAGAAAGTTGGTACTTGCTGTACTAAAGCAGAGAATACTGGGTGGTTAACTAGCTCGTCGTAGTTACCTCCTGCGAAAGGAATAAGGGTTCTGATGTTTGAAGTTGCTACAGTCATAATTAAATAAGTAAATTTTAAATTTATATAAGTAATTTATATATACAATTTTTTATAAAAAGTAGAGTACGGTTTACCCTACATAGGTTCTTAAGTCTTTTTCTTTCCGATATTATACTTAGACTCTAAGTTCCATCCCCCTTTATCCTTGTAAGATAAGACCTTTATCTGACTCAGAGGGGCTACGTCTACTATTGTATCAGGTTTCTTAATAGAAATCAACCCCCAATCTGATAGTAGTTGGATGATTCTATTGCGACGTTGTACATCATTGAGTGATAAGTTTGCTGACTTACCATCCAGTGCGAACAACTCTTTAAAATGTACAATATAATACTTGCCTTGCTTATGAAGTATATGACAGGACTGGTATAACTTCTTCTCTTTTCTAGAAGCTACTCCTATCCTAGTTAATGTTTCTCTTACCTTTAAAAA